GGCCATCGAGAGACGCGAGAAGAGCGTCGGCGTCAGCTTCGCCTCGCCGTCGAGCAGCCCGACCCCGTGGTCGACGAGGAGCTGCTTCACGAGCCCGAGCACCTCGCCGAGGTCGGAGTCGGAGGCGGCGAGCGCCGAGATCATCTCCTCGCCGGTCATCTTGCCGTCGCCGCCCTCGGCCTCCTCCGCTTCGGGGACCGTGCCGCCGGCGGCGAGCAGCTTCGCCCGGGCGATCTGATTCTCGCGGGCGAGCGTCGTGAAGGCGCGCGTGAGCGCCTGCCGGATCTTCGCCGCGGGCGCGAAGGCGTCGGACGTCGGCGCGCGGAGGACGACGAACGTCGCCTTCTCCATCGTGCCGCTGCGCGTGGCGTAGTCGACCGGCGTCGAGAGAACGACGCGGACCTCGGAATCCATCGGGAAGACCTCAGCGGGACGAGGTTAGGCTAGACGGCCGTGTTCGAGCCCCACTCCAGCTCGATGGTTCCGTCGGGGCTGAAGGGGATCTCGGGGTCGTTCGTGATCGCCGCCTGCGTGAACGAGCGGACGAGCCGGTTCCCGAGCCCGTCCTCGCTCTCGATCAGGACGACGTTCCGGTTCCGGCGCTGCTGCCAAGCGCGGACGGCGGCGATGTTGTCGGGCGTCGACCGCAGGGCGAATCGGACCTTCCCCATCGCGGTCTCCTGATTCGTCGCGAAGACCTGCGAGACGCGCCCGCCGCCCTCGCTGACGGGCAGGATGCGCCGCTCGCCGAGCCCCTCGGAGTATCGGAGCGAGCCCGGGACGATCCCCATCTGATCGTCGTTCACGCGGACTACGGCGTCGGTAAGCTGGTCGGCCATGGTTCTCCCCTATCAGCCGGCGGTCGAGAACGCGACGGTGATCGTCGCGACGATCTGTCGGAGCTGCGTCACGATCGGGACGTCCATCGTGATGGTCGCCTTCCCGAGCGAGAGGTCGAGCACGATCGAGAGGTGGTCGTCGAAGAACGCGACCGCCTCGTCTCCCCCCTGCACGAGCACGAAGCCGTCGCCCGAGAGGTCGTTGTAGAGCTTGTTCAGGAACGACCGGATCGTCCCCGCGTTCGCCATGTCGCGGCCCGCGACCGTCGCGCCCTCGGTCAGACGGCTCTGCGCGAAGCGGGCGCGGAGGTTGTTCGACATGTACTCGCGGACCTGCGAGATCGTGTCGATGTATTCGAGGTTTCCGAAGGTCAGGTCCGGGATGCCCGCGCCGTTCGTGAGGTAGGTAGAGACGACCTCGCCCGCGATGACGGCCGACCGCGCGGGGTTCTGGCCGAACATCGTCCCGCCGGCGTTCTTGATCGCCTCGATCGAGACTCGATCGAACCCTCGCCCGTTGCGCGGGACCGGGAGGTGCGGGAAGACCGTGTTGAAGTAGGGCAGCGACGCGAGCGCCGGGCCGCCGTACTGGTCGAGCGCCGCCGGCGTCGTGATGAACTGCGAGAGCGGCGCGTCGGTCGTGAGCCGGAGCGACCGGCTCGCGGCAAACATCGCGGCCTTCGTGTAGCTCGCCTCGTGGATCGCCGGCCCGACGTAGCCCGCCTCCGCCTGCAACTCGTCGCAGATGTAGACCAGCGTCTTCGCGTTTTTGTCCGCGTGCCCGAGCTGCGTCACGCCGGTAATGCCGCCGAAGGTGTCGGCCTTCGCCGTGAAGCCGACGCCGTCGAGGATCTGGTCGACGGTGTTCCAACGCGGTTCGAGGAAGTCCGTCAGGACGGTCGTCGCGAGGGGCCACGCCCAGACTATCGCGGTGTAACGGGTCTCGCCGACGACATCGAGGAGCGACGTCAGCGTCGGGTCGACCGAGCCGGCGACGCTCTGCGTGACCGAACCCAACGTGATCCCCGGGATCGCGCCCTCGATCTCGATTCCGAGATCGTTCGGGACCGTTCCGGCGTGCTTCGCGGTGAATGTGACCGTCGTCCCGACGACCGTGACGTCGAAGGGCAGCTCGACGTCGAGGTTCAGCAGGACAGCTGCGGTCGCTACCGCCGTCGCCGCCGTCGTCCCGCTCGGGATCGCGACGTCGATGGTGTGCAGCTTCTCCGACCCGATCCGGAAGCGGACGGTCGCCGCGGCGGTGGATGTCCCGAGCCATTGGGAACCGACGATTCGCTTCACACCGCTGCCGTTGTCTCGGACGCCGATCGCGTCGAGCTGGACCTGCGGCGCGATGCGTTTAAAGGCGCGGATCATCTCGGCGATCATCGAGGCGCGCCCGAAGAGCGTAGACTCCTCGCCGCCGTTCCCGATGTTCTGCGTCCACGCCTTATCGAGCGCGGAGCCGGTCGAGAACGACTGCCCGCAGATCAACACGCGCTGCGGCGTGTTGGCGACGGCGAGACGGGCCGCCGCGATCGAGGCCGTGACGCTCGGCTGAAAGATGATGCTTCCCACGGTCACTCACCTCCGAAGCGCGCGTCGGAGGAGTCTCCGCCGCGCTGCGTTTCGCCGAGCTTCGTCTCGGAAGCGGCAGGGGGAAGGACGGTCACGCAGCCGTCGATCTTCGAGTCTCGGACCCGGCGCCGCCAGAACAGCTCGGCGGGGCTCCCGTCTTCGAGAGCGGGCAGGGTGATCTCCGCGCCGGCGGGGTAGTTCAGGATCTTCTGGTTGAGCCGTAGCCGAACTTCCATCTCGCGCGCTCCTGATCCCCGTCCGCATCAGAGCGGGACGTCGTCGAGGTCGAGGTCGGCCTCGGCCGTTCCGGTGCCGACATTGAAACCCATTTCGAGAGCGATGTCACGGAAGGCGACGTTCTCGCTCGCCCCGACCGTGTCGTCGAACCCGACCGACGCGACCTGCTCGAAGTCGTAGCCGTGGACGTAGTAGGGCCCGGGTTCGCCGTCCTGCCCGGAGTGCCCGACGAACTGGACCGGCGAGGCGGGCCGCGAGCGCGCGAACCCGGTCGGGAAGCTGTAGCCGAGAAGACTCAGGCAGAGCGCGCGGGTCAGATCCTCGGCGCGGTCGCGCGCGAGGCGCCCGCGCGGGCCGTCCGTCGTCGGGATCGCGACGAGGACAGAGAACGGCTGGACGAGGAGCTGCTGCCAGCCGCCCGAGATCGCGTTGATGTCGACCGCGTCCAGCGTCGTCTGCCGCGACCGGCTCGTCGTCGCGTCGCGGAGTGCGACGTAGGCCCACGGCTTCGCCTCGCGGGAATACTCCTTCGAGTAGGAGAGCTGCGCCGCGCGGACGTTGACCGCCCCCGTGATCCGCGGCGTCGTCCGGATCGTGATCGTCCCCGAGAGCGAGCCGAGGTCCGTCGCCCGGTCGTGGATCAGCGTCAGGGTCGTCGGCGTCGGGGTCGTGTTCACCGTGTAGAGCCCGCCGAGCGTCCGGAACGGGTTGGATCCGTTCATCAGCCGAGGCGCCCCGGTCGCGGCGGTCGGCGCAGCCGAGGGCACCTCGACCTTGAACGTCCGGCGGTTCGGGACGTCGACGAGGCGGAGCAGCCCGTTGAACTGCGCCTCGTTCGAGCCCGCCAGCTCGGCGACGTTCCCTTCGGCCCACGTCGAGTAGAGCGTGAGGTCGTGGTCGGTCAGCGTCGTGACCGTCGCGACCGTCGACGAGGCGGGGTGCGAGATCGAGGTGATCTGGATCGGCGTCTTCGCGCCTCGGACGTGGACCGGGTCGCCCGGCGCGAGGCCGTGCGTCATCGAGGTCGTCAGCAGCGCGGACGTCCCGGCGTGCAGCGCCGCCGTGACGTTGTAGGTGTCGGTGAACTCTTCGGTGAAGAGCGGCAGCCGACGCTGGAGCTGCGCGACGATGTCGGCGGCCTTCACCGGAACTCCTTGTCGAACGCGCGGTCGAAGTGCGGCTCGGGCGCCTCGGCTTCGATCGCGTTCAGGAGCGAGGGGCGCTCCCACATGTTGCCCGTCCCGAACTCGACGAACGGCGCGTAGATGGGCGCCACCCGCCCCTCGGTCACGGCGACACCGTAGCCGAACTCGGCCCGGTCCCAGCCGTGGACCTTCCACGAGAGCGAGCGGCGCAGCCGGCCGGTCAGGTTCGCATGCGTCTCGCCCGGCGCCGACGACTGGTGGCGCTTCATCCGCCCGCTCGGCAGCCGGACCCGGTAGACGCGGCCCGTCTTCTTCCCGTGCAGGATCTCGTGGTTCGCGCGCTTCTTCAGCGCCCGCATCAGGTCGAGGAACCCGCGCCTGAAGACCTGCTGGATGCGCGTCGGCATCGCGTCCGTCTCGCGGAAGACGACCTCGTTCTGGCGGTTCTCCCGCACGGAGAAGAACACGGTCAGAGCCCCGAGAGCGCGAGGTGGTCCGGGCCGCGGGCGTCGCAGAGCAGCTCCGTGAACTCGCCGCGCTCGTCGTAGGCCTCGGCCTGCACGACGTCAAGCCGGGTGCCGTCGGCGAGCTTGACCCAGACCTCGGCGTCGGCCCCGGCGAGGGTGCGGATGACGACCGAGTGCGACACGCGGCGGTCCTGCGAGACGCCGTCGAAGACGGTCCGCCCCGAGAGCGTCTCGACCCGGGCCCAGACGTAGCCGTCGCCCGAGATCGGGGAGAACAGGAACTCGGCGTCCACGACGCCGACCGGCGGCGGGACCTGCGAGCGCGTCTCGATCTGGACCCGCGTGTCGAGGTCCCCGACGCAGACGCGCCGGCGCTTTCGCTTCAGACGGTGGAGGGTCGGCACGGCTCAGAACCTCTGGAGCGCGAACGGCGCGTAGAGCGCCTCGGCGCCGCTCTGCTTCGCCGCGTCGACGTTCAAGGTCCGCGTCCAGCCGTCCGGCGAGGCGCCCGTCAGGACGGGCTCTGCGTCGCCTCGGTCGGCGTAGAGCGCGGCGACGTGCTTTAGGATGCCGGCCCTCAGGACTCCGGCCGGGACGCCGGCCGCCTGCACGAATGTCACGCGGACGGGGTAGGCGACGTCGTCCCACTCGGTCGGCCACGCGGAGCCGGTCTTCTCGACGACCGAGGACCGGGAGAGCGAGCGCTTGAGCTGCCAGACGGTCGAAGGCACGGCGACCCATGCGTTCCCGTAGAAGCGCTCGACCGTCGTGACCGACGCGACGTCGGCGAGCGGGAGGGTCATGTCGGCGCCGTCGGCCTCGTAGAACTCCTCGCGGAGCATGACCCAGACGTTCGCCCGGGCCGCGCGGTGCGTGTAGGCCTCGGCGTACAGCGTCGCCGCCTCGATCAACCCTTCGACGAGGGTCTGCTCGATCGTGTCGGAGAGCCGGAGGTGCGCCGCCGCGTCGGCCCACAGGACGGGCGAGGCGACAGCCGGGCTCGTCTGGCGGGTCAGCAGCACGGGTCATTCCCTCTCGGGCGCGGGATCAGCGCCCCCGCTTGCCGGCCGGGGCCGCGGGCCTTTCGGCTTCGTCTGCACCCGAGGTCGAGGGCTCGGGCTCCGGACCGGCGGCGGGGTTTCGCGGGGGGCCGGACAGCTCGACCTGCGCGGGCTCCGGTTCGGGCGCTACCTCGCGCACGATCTCGAACGAGTCGGGCGAGTGTCGCTCCAAGTCGGACCACTCGACATCGACCGGTTGACCGGCCGCGACTTCGACTCGCTTCTGTCCGAGCCGCTTCAATCCTGCGCTGTAGAACGCGACCTTCATCGTTTGCCCCTTCGTTTCGTTACCACGCCGTTTCGCCGACGGGCTCCATCATCGCGTCGGCGAGGAGGGCGATCACGCACCCGAAACCGGCCGCCGCCGCCGAGTTGCCCTGTCTGACTCGGTAGTACCGGTGCGTCACTGGCGTCGTGACGTGAACCATCTTCCCGCCCAGCGCCGTGAGCGTCCCGAGGAGGCCATCCGTTGCCGCCGCCGAGGACGATCGACCTCGAATGTCTACGATCGGCACGGCTTCCCATGCCGAGGCGTTGTCGGATCGTTCGAGGAAGATGTTCGCGGCCCCGGCTGGTCCGACCTGCATCCCGAGGACGAAGGAAACCGATCGAAACCCGCGAGCGTCGACCGTTGCCAGATTCGCATCGCCGGCCGACGCGACCCACGCCCCGGTCGCGTTTGCCGACCCGGCAGGGACCGGCCGAACTTGCGACAGCGGATCGAAGCTCATCGCCTGCCTCCCGCCCGAATGCTCAGGTGTTCTGGTCCGCGACCGGCTCGTTCCGGGCGTGCCCGAGGACGGCCGCGCATCCGACGACGCCGCCCGTGATCGTGCCCGTCTCGGTCATCACGGGGCGGACGTAGCGCTTCTTCCCGATGTAGCCCGCGCGGAAGACCTTGTTCGCGTCTCCGATCGAGATCTGCACCGGGCCGCCGACGATGTCCGCGACCGCGACGGCGTTCTGCTCGCCGCCGAACGCGCCGGTGTCCGACTCTTCGAATGTCACGTCGAACCCGCCGCCGACCATCGCGGTCCCGACGTGCCAGACGAACTCCATGCTCTCGAAGCCGAACGAGTCGACCGAGGCGCCGTTCGTGTTCGCGGCGATCGCCGCCGGAGCGACGACGTTAACGATCCGCATCCCGAAGTGGTCCGAATACTCCATCTCGATCCCCTCTCGCGTCCCGGGAGCGGGCCGGCTCGACTTGTTTCCTCGCCGAGCCGGCCTTCTCTCGCGTTGTCAGTCCTCGCGGCGGACCGCTCGGCCGCCGCCGCTACCTATCAGGTGTTCCGCTGGAGCTTGAAGGCTTCCGGCATCACGACGAGGCCCGTCACCCATCGGTGCATCGTGAGCTTCACGATGGCCTTGCGGGCCTGCGTGACCTCGTCGCGCACCATCGAGAGGCCGACGCGGTCGACGATCAGGTAGCCGCGTCGGAAGTCCGCGAAGACCGCGACGTCGCCGCCGGCCGTGTCCCACGGGTCCATGCTCGGGAGCACGATGTAGGGGTAGCCGTTCAGAGTCGACCCGACGCCGCCGTTCATGCCGGGCTGCCAGAGGAACTGCCCGTTCGTGTCCCGCAGCGTGCGGATGCGCGCGACGGTCCGGCGGTGCAGGGCGTACATCGGCTGGTAGCCGACCTTCAGCTCGCCCGTCATGTTGATGAGCGCGTTCGCGAAGAGGTTGTCCGTCGCGGTCGCGACGTCGGTCATCTTGCCGGCGATCACGGCCGCGTTCGACGTGAAGCCTTCGGGCTGCTTGAACCCGGTGCCGATCACGAAGCCCTGCCCCTCGCCCTCCGCGAAGCCTTCGCCCGCGTCGGCCATGACCTCGGAGTCCATCGACCACGCCGAGTTCATGATCTGGTCCAGCGTGAGCGGGACCGTGACCGTCTGCCGGTACGGCGTCACGGAGACGAGCCGGTACCCGCCGATGTCCTCGGGACCTTCCTCGGCCTCGCCCTCGAACGTCGCGCGCGGGATGTCGGTCCGGACGACCATCTCGATGGTCTTGCCCGAGATCGTCTTCACGCGGCAGACCGCGCGGAGCGGGTCGACCTCGACGATCTCCTTCCGCATCTCTGAGTCCAGCTCGGTCGGGACCATGTAGCCGCCGGCCGTGTCGATGTCGGTCCGCATCTCGGCCTTCAGCTCGGCCGGGATCGCGTCGGGCCGTCGGAGCCACGCCTCGATGGCCTTGAACTCCGCGCCGTCGCGGTAGGCCTTCGTGTCGGGGTTCTTCAGGTCGCGCTGTGCGATCATCGCTTCCAGCGCGACGAGGCGGTCGCTGTAGGCCTTGCCCTCGCCGATCGCCTTCTCGATATCGCCCTTCGAGCGCTCGATCTCGGCTTCGAGGCCTTCGATGCGCTTCAGCTCGACGAGCGCCTTCTGGGTGGCGTCCTCGTGGCGGTCGAGCGCGTCGGTGATCTTCTTCCGCTCTTCGGCGGTCAGCGCGTTGGCGCGCACGCCGAGGACGTCCTCGCGAAGCGCCTTCAGGCCGGTGTGAACGTCGAGAATGGTCGGCTCGGACATGACGTGAGTCTCCTTCAGAACGTGAAAGCGTTGTTCGTCTCGCTTCCGCGCCTGACCGACATCACGTCGAGGTCACGCCACGGCTCCCGGCCCGGTCGCCTACGGTAGGGCGCCTCGGACCTCGGCTCGCATCGCGGTGATCGACGCGAGCACCTCGGACCATACAGGGTCAGATTCCGGTTCACCACTCCCGGCCCACTTCGAGGCGAGGAACTTCGCCGCCGACCGGGTGAACTGCCCAGACGCCGAGAGCGCCGCCTCGACCTCGCGCGCGGTCCAGCCCTTCACGTCTTCGATCCGGAGCACGCGCGCCTCGGGCTCGATCGGGGAGGGGAGCCCCATGCGCGAGCAGTAGCGGTCGAGGTGCTGGAGCAGCCCGGCCTCCTCGATCCCTGCGGCCTTCACGGCGGCGACCGCCTCGGCGACCGCCTCGGGCACGGCGACGAGCTGCCCGTCGACGAGGTCGGCGATTTGGAACCGGCGCCCTCGGTCGAGGAACGCCGCGGTCGGGTCGCCGTCGCGGAGCTTCATTTCGAGGACCCGCTCGCGCGCGGACTCGGCGTCCCACTTCGTGCCGTCGGGCGCGGTCGGGAGGTTCGCGTAGGGCATCGCGGCCTTCACGGCCGTGACCTGCGCGTCCTTGTTCATCGGCTCGTCGACGAGGCTCGCCTCGTAGAGCCGGACCTTCGCCAGGACGCGGACCTCGGTCTCGCCCTGCTTCTCGTACTGCTTCGCCTCGGCGGAGTAGCCGACCGACATGTCGACGATCACGCCCTGCTTCGCGAGGGAGTAGGCCTCGCGGCCTTTCTGAAGGTCGAGGTTGATCTCGGCGACGCCCCAGAGGCCGCGCTCGTCCTCCTTGACCGTCTCGATCGGGAACCCGCCGATCGGGTCGCGGACGTGCATGTAGTTCAGGCGGACCTTCCGGTTGTTCCGCTTCCGGTGGTCGGCGATCGAGTCGGCGAACGCCCCGCGGACGATGCGGTCGGGGTAGGGGCCGTCTTCCTGCTTCCAGCTCGCGAGGTAGCCCTCGACGATCCCGATCGGGACCCCGTCCTTGTTCGTCTGCTCGCCCTTCGTCTCGGTGATGCGGCCCCCGAGGTAAGCGTGCTTGGTGTCCATCGGTCCGATCCCCCCCATGCGAACGCCGCGACGTCTGCGGCGGATCGTAGTTGATCTGTCTCAGAGCGCGAACGGCATCGCGACGACGGTATGGCTGTAGGTCTGCACGAACGCCTC